ACCGTGGGATGACATTGCGGCTCGCTGCGATGAGGCAAGGGCTCTTGCTGCCCAGCGCCGCGAAGAGATCGCCCCTGGGGCGTCCACGCGGACCGCGGCCAGCGGCCCCCTGTACGGCGTCGACTCGGACCGAGCTGACGCCACGAAGCGCCGCTTGAAGGCATTGTCGCTCGGACCTACCCTGGGGCTGCTGTTGGACACGCTGGCCCGGCAGGTAGTCGCCGACGGGGTCTCCTCCGACCGTGACGATCGGGGGTCTGCCAGGCTTTGGGCCCCGTGGGAGGCGTCGGGTATGCCGTCCAGGCAGACGGCTTTGTGGAGGGAAGCTCTCATCGACGGCGCCGCTTACGCCGCCGTTCTGCCGTCGAATGGCCCGTCTGTGCTGCCGTTGCCAGCCTCTAGGATTGCCTGCGATTGGGGCGGGGCTGAGGCGAACGAGTGGCCCGTCGCGGCCGTCGTGCTGCGCGGCGATGGCGCTCCGTGGCGCTACCTGACCGCCACCGAGGAGGTTGACTGCAATACCGGCGTCGTTCTCTGGTCCGGGGGCCTGCCGCACTGCCCTGTTGTGCGCGTTGCCCCTTACCAGGCGCTGGATGGCGAGTGCGAGTCTCTGGTGGACAGGCTGCGCCTTCCCGCTCGCCGCTACATCAAGACCGTGCATGATCGGCTCCTCGTCCAGCATCACAACTCCTGGAGGGTCCGCACTGCGACCGGCCTCGCCGACCCGGGATCCCCCGAGGAAGCGGAACGGCAGAAAGCTCTCCTGGAGCATGGCGACGTGCTGACCGGAGGTGAGGGGGTGACTTTCGGGTCGCTGCCAGAGACGAACCTGCAGTCTTTGCTTGATGCCGAGAAGGCGGACTTGGGGACCCTGGCGGCGCTCGCATCGGTGCCGTCCTGGGCGCTGTCCGGATCGCAGCTAGTCAACCTGAGTGCGGATGCCCTCGCTGAGGCCAAGGCTGCGGAGCGCGCTCACCTGCAGTCGCTCACGCGCGCTTTTGGGCGCCCCGTGTGCAACCTTGTTCGCCTGTGCGCCGCCGTTGATGGGCGCCGCGACGACTCTGAGGACGCTACGCTCGCCGTGGACTGGCGGGACACCGAGGCTCGCTCTCTGTCGCAGGCTGCCGACGCCCTTGGGAAGCTGTCGCAGACGCTTGGAGTGCCTGCGGCCCTGCTGTGGGATCGCATTCCCGGCGTGTCGCCGTCTGAGGCGGCCGGCTGGCGGGAGTACGCGGATAACCATCCTGACGCGCTCACCTCGTATACGCAGGCCCTTGCCGGTGCCGACAACCCCGGCAAGGTGGCCGCCTTGGAGGAGGAGTGACCCTCATCGGCGACCACCGTGTTGCCGTTGGGGCGCTCGCCGCGAAAGCACGCGACTCTGCGGTTGACCTGTTTGACGTGGTGCTTGACCCGGACAGCCTGGACGCATCGTCTGCGGCGTGGGCGTCCCAGGCGGCGTCTGCTTTGCGAGGAGCCTCGTCGGGCGTGGACCGTGAAGCTTCTAGATATCTAGGCACCTGGGGGCGCGAGCATGGGCGCAGCTTGGGGTTCGCCCGGCCGGCCCTCGTTAATTCTTCTCTCGATAGGCAGCTGATGCTGTCTGGGCCGATCCGCATAAAAACCCTCGTGGGGAACGGCGTAGATCGCTCCGCGGCGGTCGCGGATGCCCGTCGTCGTGTGGGTGCGACCGCGATGAAGTCCGTGCGGGACCGCGACCGCCTGGACATTATCTATTCTTGCCGGAAGCAACGCGTCCGCTGCCGCCGCGTCACGGTCGGGAAGACGTGCGCTTTCTGTTGCATGCTCGCGGCTCGCGGCCCCGTGTACACGAAAGACACCGCCGCCTTCCAGGCGCACGTCTACTGCGACTGTACGTACGAGCCCGTCGACGTGCCGAACGCAAAATGGAAAGCCAGCGAAGCGTCCGACCACGATCTGGAACTCGTAGACCTGTACGATGAGGCTGTGGCCTCGCAGAAAGCTGCCGGCGCTAGCGGGCTGAGTGACCTCCTGGCCCGCATGCGCCGGTCCGGCAGCGGCCTACTGTCGGACGGGGTGAGCTAAACTATCCGCAGCACTACGTCAGGAGACGAAATGGCAGACCAGCCCAGAAACGTTCGTGACGCCGACGAGGACGCGAAGCCTCAGCCGGGCGCCACGGAGCCCAGGCAGGACACTCCTACCGCTCAGACCGAGCCGGACGCGAAGCCTCAGCCGGGCGCCAAGCCTGCAGGCGACGCTCCCGCGGAGCCGGCCGCTGACACGCCGGAGTCGAAGCCGACCGAGGAGGCCGGCAGCTCCGCATCGAAGCCGACCGAGGCGCCGAAGCCTGCGCAGGCTGACGCTGCCGCGCCCGCGCCTGAGGCGCAGCCGACCGAGGCTTCTAGGCCCGAGGATCCGCGCATCGCTGACTTGCAGGCCAAGCTCGCGGCCGCGACCGCACAGGCTTCTGCTGTTGTCGCGCTCGCTAATGCTGGCTTGCCTGTCGCCCTCGCCAACCTCGTCGCGGCTGGCAGTCCCGACGACATTGAATCCAACGTGGAGGCGCTCGCCCAGGCCATTAACGACGCGGCCGCGCAGAAGAATGCCCCCGCCCAGCCGTCTCTTCCGCCCGACGCGGATGAGCCCGAAGAGGACATGCGGGCTCGCGCCCGCAGGATCTTCGCCTGACCGAACAGACACTGAAGGAGAAACCAAATGGCGAACTTCGCAACGACCGGCAGGAAGGTCGTCCTCTCGGACATCGCCTCCCTCCACTACCTGTCCAGCATCGCTCTGACCGTCAACCGCGACGCCGAGGCCGGCTATGAGCGCGGCTACGGCTCGACCGTCGACGTTGCCATGCCCGTCGAGGCCGCTTCTGGCACCCGCAGCGGCGTGCAGCGTGAGTCGCGCACCGCGATCACGTTCGGCGACCTGACCCGCAAGTACGTGTCCGTCAAGCTCGATGACGAGCTCTATTCTGCGGTCCGCCTGCCTTCCGAGTGGCTGACCTGGACGCTCGCCGACTTCGAGCGAGAGGTCGTCAAGCCCCAGGCGGAGGCTGTCGCCTCCCTTATCCCTGAGAAGCTCGGCGCTGTCATGGTGACCGTCCCGGCCTCGCAGGCTACCAACCCGAAGGCCGCTGCTGTCGACTTCGCTGACACGAAGGCACTGAAGTTCAAGAGTGACGGCTCTAACCTTCTTGAGGTCGTCGCCCGCGCCAACCGGATCCTCAACAGTAACAAGGTGCCGTTCATCAACCGGACCCTTGCTGTCGGCCCCGGTGTCGCCGAGGTGTTCCGCAAGAACAAAGACCTCTTGAATGTGTCGTTCTCGGCTGACAACGGCGGCCTGCTGCATGACGCCACCATCGCGAAGGTTGGCGGGTTCACTGTCGTCGAGGAGCCGGCGCTTCCCGAGGCGTTCTCCGTGTTCTACGAGAAGAATGCGTTCGCCCTGGCCGTCCGCGCTGCCGACGTTCCGGCTGGCGCTACTTTCGGTGACAGTGTCGCCCAGGACGGTTTCGCCCTGCGCCACATCTGCGACTACGACCCGACGTATGCCGAGGACCGCTCCGTCGTGGACGCGTACTTTGGGGCTGCTGTCCTGGACGTGCGACGCGCCACTGCGGCCGGCCTGGCCTGATCGGATCGCGTGATGGCTGCCACCCCGCTCGCTTCTGTAGAGGATCTCGCTGGCTGGCTCGGCGAGCCTATAGCTGGCGACGCCGATAAGAAGCGGGCGGGGTGGCTGCTCCGCCGCGCCTCCTCCCTCGTGAACGAGGAGGCTGACAGGATCCGAGACCCGTGGACTGTCGAGACCGTTCCGCCCGGCGTTCAGGAAATCGTGCTGTCATGCGCCGCTCGCGCGTACGACAACCCCGAAGGGTGGACGGGGGAGCGCCTCGACGATTGGATGGGAACCGGTAAAAAAGTCGACGAGGCCGGGCTGTTCCTAACGGCGACGGAACGCCGTGCTCTGCTCGCTTATGCTCCGTCCGGGCCGTCCGGGGTGGGGATCCTCCGCACCACGCGAGAGGTATGGCCGCCCGCCACGCTGAACTCAGCGCCGTACACGTTCGCGGAATGGGAGCGACCATGAGCGCTCTCCGCACCCGCCGACGCAGGGCGGACTGGCTCATGACTGACACGTGTGTCATCGACCGGCCGACCGGGTCTATGAACTGGAACCCGGCCATGAAACGCGACGAGCCTACGCTTGAACGTGTCTACGAGGGGAAGTGCCGACTGAAGCAAACCACCATGTATGGGGCGTCGCAGGCGGTCGGAGGTCACACGTACACGGTGCAGCAGACCGAGCTGCATATCCCTTACGGTTCGTACGACGCCCGCGTGGACGATGTTGCCACGGTGACCGGCTGCCGGTATGGTTTCCGCGTGCGCGGCCTGATCAACTTGACGCACGCGACCGCGCAGCGCCTCCTCGTGGATGCGGTGACCGCATGAGCGGCAGCCAGGTTGACGTGTCGCAGCTCACCGCCATGGCGGCTGATTTCATGGCCGCGGGCGAGGCGACCGAGGCCGTGAAGGTGGCCGTGCGTAACGCATTGGACGCGGCGAAAGAGCGTGCCCGCAAGGATTACGCGGCCTTCCCGGACAAAGGGATCGCCAAGGTCGGTCAGGAGTTCTCTTACGACACCAAGGGGAGCGGGGCTGTGGTGGAGGCCCAGTTCGGCCCGTCGAAGCCGCGCGGCGCTCTCGCGAACATTGCGATTTGGGGGACCTCTCGTGGTGGCGGCGGCCTGCCGCACCCGGCCGACTACATGGACGACAGTGTCGTCAACGAGATCGGCGACACCATGAACGAGATAGTGAGGAAGCTATCATGATTAAGCTGTCCCCGTTCGTGAAGGCCATGGAGCGGGCGCTATCTGAGCGCTGCAAGTACTCGGTGTACCTTGGCGAAGTCACCGTTGACAATCCGCCGATGCCGTACGTTCTGGTCGGGTTCCCGAAGGCTAACTGCGGGGACGCGGTGACCCTCGACAATGCCGTGTCGGAGATCAGCTTCCTGCAGCCCGTCACAGTCGTCGCATCCACGGCGGACCGCCTTCTTGTGGTCCTGGATGACGTGCGCGCCAGCCTGGAAGGGTATGAACTGCGGGCGGGCCGGCAGTATTGCGAGCCACTCGCACTGGAGTACTGCTCCGCCATGCTCCGCGACAACCAAGTGAACCTCCCGGAGAAGAGGCATCCCATGTACGCGGTAGACATGTGGCGGATCCGGGCAGTCAACCGGTTTCACTGAGATACACTGACGACATCTACTGGTACGCCGTCACCGCGGCGGCGGCATGGATAGGAGAGCAAATGGCTACCAGCATCCGTACGCTCGGTGACGGGCGCATCACCCTCGTGGCCCTGGCTGACAACGCGCGGGCCGCTGACCCGAAGAACCCGACTGCCGCTGAGCTTAACGCCGGCCTGCACTTGGAGATGCAGGTCATGAAGTCGGACTACAAGCTCGGCTCGAAGGGGTCGACTTCTGTTGAGGAGCCCGTCCTCGGCGCTGCCGGCAAGGGGACCGTTCCCGGCCCCGCCGAGTATGAGGGCAACGTCAGCGTTTACCAGTTCTTCGACGACGATGGCAACTATGTTGTTTCCGACGACTCGAAGGCCTGGGATCTGCTGAAGCGCACCGGCCTCGAGTATGACCTGTACGAGCGCGAGGGTAAGAAGCCTGAGATTCCGTTCTCTGACGGCGACCACGTCGACTGGTACCGTGTCGCTAACGGCCAGCCTCAGAAGCCTGACGACCGCACGTCGTACACGAAGCGCACTGTGACGCTGTTCATTAGCGACGCCCGCGAGAACGAGATCGTTCTCGGCGGCGGTGTCGCGATGGCGGCTCCGACGATCACTTCGATCGACCCGGCCGGCAGGAAGGGGGGCGACACGGTCGCTATTTCCGGTACGAACTTCGTCGGCGTGACTAGCGTGACCTGCACAGTTTCCGGCAAGACCGCCTCGGTCACTTCGTACCGCGTTGTGTCGTCGTCGATGATCATCGCAGTGCTGCCCGCCAACGTCCAGAGCGGTAACTTCATCGTCTCCAACAGCAAGGGCTCCTCTTCTGGGAAGCTCTACACCGTGGGGGGCTGATAGGCTTTCCCCGCGGGACCCGGCCGGGAGTGTTGGCGGTCTCTCCCGGCCGGGCCCCTTCCAATTCCGCCGCACCGCTTGACCGCCGCCAAAGGGGACAGTCATGACTGACACGTCACAGATTACCGAGGTTGCCGCCGAGGACCGCACCGGCGACGCGGGCAAGCCAGAGAAGTTTGACTTCGCCCAGTGGATGGCCGGGTTTCAGCCGACTCGGAAGGCGTGCATGCTGTATGGGCGCACGGATCTGCTCGCGGTGATTGACCGTCTCGATGAGGAGGCGCGCCTGCCCGGCCTGACCGGCGCGCAGAAAAGGAAACTCCTCGCCGAGGCGCAGGAGACGCTTGAGGTCCTGAAAGGGTCGGGCGTTGAGTTTGTCGTGCAGACCATGTCCGTGTACGCCCAAAAGGAACTCATGGAGCGTCTCGGCCACAAGACGAAGGATGACCCGGTCACCCATGAGATGGAGTGCGCTTTCTTGGCTGCTCATATTGTGGAGCCGACCGGCGTGACCGGCGAGGATATTGCCGGGCTGTACAAGGCATCCCCACAGCAGGTGGAGAAACTGTCTCGCGTCGTGCGGATGGTCGACACGGAGAGCCCGACCATCACGGCCCCTTTCTCGTCGCAGTCCTGAGCGCCCCGTCAGGACAGTGGTTGCGGGCGCGCGTGAAGCATGCCCTGCAGTGGGGGCGTCCGCCCACCGGCATTCTGCGCGAGTCGTCAGAGTGGGTGCCGCAGGACTACGTCCTCGCTGAGGCGTACTCCATGTTTGAGGACTCCCTGTGTCCGTGCGGGTGCGGATACCCGCGTGACACGGCGTGGGATGAAATGATGGACGGTTGGTTCGAGGCCCGTCAGGAGGTGTGCTATGCAAAAGCCGCCCGGGAACAGTGGGAGGCAGAGCATATGGAGCGCAACAGGGATGGTGAGCTGATCGATCCGCCGAAGAAGGGGGCCCTCGTCTATGTGGCGGACACTCGCGATGAAGAGTAGGTAAACTGGTGTCCGATCCGAGTGGGAAGGGGCTGTGGTGGCAGATCGTACAGTCGTAGTGAAGCTGACGGCTGACGCGTCAGGTGTGAAAGCTGGCATGTCCGAAGCGTCGGCGGCCACTAAGTCCGCCGCGGACGCGATGCAGGGCGCCGGCCAGGCCGCGCAGGGTGCAGGCGACCAGATGGGGAGCGCCTCGGATAAAGGCAAGACCGGCCTGGCCGGGCTGGCGGATTCGGCCCGTCAGAACGGTGCCGCGTGGACGACGCTCGGGACGACCGTGGCTGGTGCGGGCGCGGGCCTGCTGGGCCTGGCGGGCATGGCAGGCACGATGGCCGCCAACTTCGACGCCAGCATGTCGTCCGTGCAGGCCGCCACCCACTCCTCGTCCGAGGAGATGTCGCAGCTGCGGGAGGCGGCGATCCAAGCCGGCGCGGACACTGCTTTCTCTGCGACTGAGGCCGCCTCTGGCATTGAGGAGTTGGCCAAGGCTGGCGTCTCTACGAAGGACATTCTCGCTGGGGGTCTTTCCGGGGCTCTTGACCTGGCGGCTGCCGGCGAGATCAGCGTTTCTGAGGCTGCGGAGACCGCAGCGACCGCGATGGTTCAGTTCAACCTGAGCGGTGACAAAGTTACGCACGTTGCCGACCTACTCGCCGCCGGAGCCGGCAAGGCACAGGGGGGCGTGCATGACATGGCGTACGCCTTGAAGCAATCCGGCCTTGTGGCATCTCAGGCTGGCCTCAGCATTGAAGAGACGACGGGGTCTATCGCCGCGTTCGCTTCGGCTGGGCTGATCGGCCAGGATGCCGGCACTTCTTTCAAGACGATGCTCCAGCGCCTGGAAAATCCCTCCAAGGGCGCCAAGAACGCGATGGATGACTTGGGCATCCACATTTACGACGCGCAGGGGCATTTCATCGGCATCACCGCCGTTGCTGAACAGTTGCGCAACGGGATGAAAGACCTCGGGGAAGAAGAGCGCAACACGGCGATGAGTACGATCTTCGGGTCGGACGCCATCCGCGCCGCGAACGTGCTGTACAACGAGGGTGGGGCGGGCATCCAGGGGTGGATTGACAAAGTCAATGACGCCGGCTATGCCGCCGAAACCGCGCGGCTCAAGCAAGACAACTTGAAGGGCGACATCGAGAAGCTGGGCGGTTCCTGGGAGACCGCCATGATCAAGATCGGCTCTTCTTCGCAGGCGCCGGTCCGCTCTGTCGTACAACACATCACTTCCCTGGTTGACAAGCTCGGCGAGCTCGGTTCCGGCACCCAATCCATGATTTTCAACTTCGCCGCGTTCGGCGGGGCCGCGTTAACGGCGGTCGGCGGCCTCATGGTGATGGCTCCGAAGATCGTCGAGATCAAGGATGCGATGAACACTTTGAACTGGACGGCCGCCGGGCTGAAGGGCAAGCTCGGCGAGGTCGCCACGGGGATGACCGGCTTCGGCCGGGCGGGCCGGATGATGATTACTGCCGCCCTGATCGAGGGCGTAAAGCACTACGGCGACGAGGTCCGGCGTACGGGCGTGTCCGTGGATGAGATGTCCACGGCGCTCGCCCATGGCGGCAGCGTGATGAACAACTTGGACTTCGACAAAGGGAAGTACTCTTTGCAGGAGTACTCGCAGGCCTTGGCGGACATCAGCCGACCGTCCGTGTGGTCTTCCGTACAGCAGCATCTCGCGTCCTTTGCCGACGGGATCTCTGGCGCTTTCGGCGCAGACACCCGGTCCGACCTGCAGCGCACGAAGGATGCGCTGGAGACGACGGGGAAAGCCTTGTCGGGGATGAGTACGGACGAGGCCGTGTCGCAGTTCAAGAAGCTTTCGTCCGAGATGACGAACGGCACGAACAAGAGCATGATCGACCTGATCAACTCTATGCCGGATTTCAAGGCCCACCTGAACGAAGTCGCGAAGCAAATGGGGCTGACCGCAGACGACAATACGCGCCTCGCTATCGCCCTAGGGCAGATCGACCCGAACGCCCAGCAGGCCGCCGGTGGCACCAGCCAGTTGGATGCCGCGATCCGCAAGGCGAAGGAGGGGACCGATCAGATCGTGCCCTCGATCGAGGAAGTCATCAAGGGGATCAAGACTTATGGTGACACGGTGATCGCCAACTCTAACGCGGACATCAAGTTCCAGGAGGCGCTGAAGAACGCAAGCGACGCCGTGAAGGAGAACGGGGCCACATTGGACATCACCACGGAGAAGGGGCGCAAAAACCAAAGCGCCTTGAACGATTTGGCCAGCGCGACGTTCGCTCAGGTCCAGGCCGCTCAGGCGGCCGGCGCTGGGCAGGATGAGCTGCAGGAGAAGATGCAGACCGGTAGGGACGCGTTCATTTCGGCGGCAGAGTCCATGGGGCTAACGGAAGATGAGGCGGTTGAGCTCGCCGACAAGTATGGTCTGATCCCAGACAAAATCAACACCGAAGTCACAGCGGATACCAGCCAAGCGACTGAGGCGGCCGATGGCGCGACCGCCGAGATCAACGGGATGACTGGCACGATCAGTATTTCCGGCGACGCTGCGCAGGCCGACTACACGCTGACCGTCACCGCCGACTCTGTGAACGGGACGACCGGCGTCATCGACATTGACGCTGACAATGACAAGGGATTGTCCGGCCTGCAGGAGACCGTCCAGACGATCGACAATAGCGACGGCACCGTTTCCATTCTCGGTGACGCCACTGGTGCCAGGTGGGAGAAGGACAGTATCCACACGGAGATTGACGAGACCACAGGCACTGTGACGATCTCCGGTAACGACCAAGCGTCCGGGAAGGTGCGCACGGTCAAGTACAACGTCGACCAGCTCCACGACAAAGAGATCAGCATTACCGCCAGGATCAAACAGATTTTTACGTCCGTCGGCCATTGGATCGGCGATCACATGCCGAAGGGGTCCTGGCTGCGCGCTGATGGCGGGCCGATCACTCCGATCAAGGGGTACGCGAACGCCGGTGCGGTCCATGGGCCTGGCGGGCCGAAGGACGACTGGATCCCCGCATGGCTGTCGAACGGGGAGCATGTCCTGACGGCGGCCGAGGTGGCGGCTGCTGGAGGCCAGGACGCTGTGTACCGCCTGCGGAAGCTGATCCGCGACGGCGACATCAAGCGGTACATGGAGGCCACTCGTTTCGCTGACGGTGGCGCCGCTGGCGCTGTCTCGCCGTCTACTGGCGCTGCCGGTGGGATTTCCGTGAAGACGCTCCGCCGTGCGATGGATGGTATGAACCTGGAGTTGACGGTCGATGGACAGACGACGCTGACATCTAGAATGAGGACCGTCGCCGACCAGCGGGTGGTGACCGCCTACCGCATGAGCAGGAGATGACATGGCAGACCAATGGATGGCCGGGTTCACGGCGAAGCATACGGGGCTCCTGAGTATCGTCCCGGAGCCGTCACCGGAAGGTTACGCCTCGTACCCGGTGTATGTCACGTCCGACAATGACCGGGTGCTGATCTGGCATCCGCAGGACCGGTCTGCGGTGTCGGACCCGCTCGCTCCGATCGGCATTCCGACCACGTACACGCAGGCCGGCATGCCCCCGGTGACGTTCACGCGTAGGTCAACTGGTTCGGACATTATTTCCGACTGGTCGGGGCATGTGCGCGCCCGTGTTGACTTGATGCCTTCTTCGTCGTACACGTACGAGGGCGGCTTGGCTACGGTGACGGCGTCCACGGGCGTGGTGGACCGGTGGAACGCTGTTGCGGCCCCGCGGGCCACGACGATTGAGTGTCGCACCAAGACTCTGGGGGACTTCCAGGCGCTCCGCGACCTCGTGGAGATGGCTGGTTACCTGATCGTGGCTCATGACACGGAAAGGTGCCGCATCCCGGGGTGCACGATCGAACCGATCCGCGTGGTCGCCGTGTCAAAGGCGACGGGCGAGCAGACCGAGGCTCGCGCCCGAGGCACCGTGGAGTGGCAGCTGTCCGTGACGGAGCGGTCGAAGCGGAAGATCTACACGGACGCCGAGCATGCCGGCTGGACGTATGGCGCCAGCTACGCGAAGGCCGGCGTGTCCCTGGGAACGTTCTCTCCGTGTGTGACCTGGGGGGAGTGGATGCAGTTCGAGAAGGATGTCCACGACGGCAAAGTGGCGCAGCGTCTCACGTACTTGTGGGGTGGCCCGGATCGCCCGGAGGACGACAAGGCGATCGGCGAGGATCGGTCAGAGAACTGGAGCCCGCACGGGAAGCCGACCCGCGGCGGCGGCGTCCGCAACGTGACGCCGACGGCGGGGACTCGATCGTTCCGCCAGTCGCAGCCGGGGCATCGCATCCACCTGTCTGTGTATGCCCGCAGGATCACCCAGGACAAGTACGGGCTGTCGAACGTCTTTATTGGCTTGTGGTGCTCGGACGGGTTCGGTGACGCGTCAAAGAATCGGGCTTTCGTCTATGACGCGTCCAGCGTGACGAAGTCGCTGCCGGATGACAATGGGTGGGTGCTCATCCAGGACGATGTGACCGTCCCTGATGGGAAGCCGTGGATCGCCCCGTACGTTTTACTTGCTGGCGCGGACGTGCCGCTGGTTGAGTTCGGGGAGCTGACAATGGCCGACATGGACGCCCAGCAAGCGTCTACCCTGCAGACCCGCACCTATCATGACGTGTGCGTGTTGCTTGCGGGACAGGAGGATCGGAAGTGAGGCCCGGCCCGAGCATCCCAGAAATGAATGACGCGGGCCGCTGGTCCGCGCGCATGGACATCCAGTATGGACCCCGCTTGTTCAAGGATATTCCGATGACGTCCTGCTCCCTTGATTGGGGGGAGCTGAAAGTGGATGGCGCGTCCGCGTCGGCACCTGCGTCCTTGCGGGTGGGCGCCCCTGACGACTACGCTCCGCGACACGAGGGGGATTTCTACTCCAATTACGGGCAGATGATGTGTCCGTCCGTGACCTGCGAGTTCGAGCATGGCGGCAAGTACGAGATCCCGTTCGGAAAGTTCCGTATCACAGAGACGTCTCAGTCGCCGGAGTCGACCCCCGTGCAGGGGAAGGATCTGCTGCTCGACCTGGAGGAGAATCCCCTCTCGTGGCCCCACTCCCCGCGTCCGGGAGGCACGCTGATCACGGAGATGAATCGTCTGAACCCAAACCAGGGGATGACGGCGATCCGCGTCCCGGACTCGCGACGCGACTACCAGATCAGCTCCTACCTGCAACTCCCTACCGACCTGCTCGTGTCAATGTCGATGATCGCGAAAGAGGCGGGGTGCGGGCTGCGCATGTCGTACAGGGGTGAGATTGAGGCGTATCCGCTGCCGATACCGTCGTCCACTCCCGTGGAGACGTACACGCAAGACTCCCATATGGTGGTCGGTGCTGCGCCCGTACAGTCGCCGTCGGGGCGCATCCCGAACTGGTACTCCGTCGTGGCGAAGGGGGACGGGTCGCGCCAGTACACTGTGCATAAGGGCGACTCGTACGAGTCTGCGGTTAAGGACGACGAGAAGAACAAGTCTGAGGTGGAGATGGCGATCGATAATCTCTACCTCAACAAGGAGCGTGTGTGGGCTGAGAATGCCACCCCTACATACCAGAAGGATGCGGCCCGCTGGTCGTGGTCCCGGCAGCTTAATCCTCACTGGACGCGCACGGAGAACGGCTGGAAGTCCGACTATGACTTCAACTTCTACGTGAAGATGAACCAGGCGTACGGCTATTACCACCCGTCCTGGTACGGGTGGGTGTCGAAGACTACGGATTTGTCGTCACAGAAGTCGTGGGACAAGGTGGTCGAGGAGGCGAACCGGTGGGCTAAGTTCGGCATGGACCGGGCGAAGTCGTGGCGTATCCAGCTGGTCGCTGACCCGCGCATCGAGGTCGGCGACGTCATCGCCGTGGAGTACAAGCAAGGTAAGTGGTGCGTCGTGTCCGTGACATCCTTCTCCTTGGACCTGATGGACCCGTCGCAGCCGATGACGTTGACTGGGACGGAGCTGCGCGCCTGGTGACGGTACACTGTGGCGTATGACCTCACCAGACTTCGACTCGGCCGGGTCGCTGTTCCTGGACATGCAGGACGCCCGGAAGAGCCATGCCGCCTCAGACTCTATTACCCGCTGGGTGAAGGGGCAAGTAGTCGACACCCCAGACACGGACCCGACATTGCCTGCGGGGTGGGTTCGCGTCGGCATGCCATACAACGAGCCTGACACGTACGTGACCGGTGAAACCCCCGGCCTGTACACGTGGAAGGGGGCGATGGTTACTGTCAAGATGCACTCCGACGGGACGCTCCTGTCGATCAGCGACGGCCAGGACGAGCCCGGCGATGAGCGGACCCAGGTGGAGCGTCTTGGCCCGGCCGGCAGGGAGATTGCTGGTGCCATGTCCGACGCCGTGAAGGCACGGAAGGATGCCGAGGAAGTCAAGGGGCGCGCAGACGTTGCCGCGAGGGATGCTGCCGCCGCCCAGAAGGCCGCCCTGGATGCTAAGACGGCCGCCGATGCTGCTTTCAAGAAGGCGACCACGGTGGAGGGGCAAGCGTCCGGTCTGGATGGGAAGATCTCGGATGCTCGGCGGGCTGCTGATGAGGCCAAGGCCGCGGTCGCTGGCGCCGACTCTAAGGCAACCGACGCGCAGAACAAGGCGCAGGCCGCTCTGGACGCGGTGAAGAAGTCCGGCGACAATGCTGCCGCCCTGGCGGCGGCGACCGAAGCGAGGCAGGCCGCGGACGCCGCCAAGACTCTCGCTCAGCAGGCGCAGAGCGCGGCCGCTCAGGCGCAGGCGTCCGTGTCTGCTGCCGCCCAGAAGGCCTCGAAAGCGCAGACCCTCGCCGAGAAGGCGGATGCGAACGCGTCGGCAGTGAAGTCAACGGCAGAGTCTGCTGACGCTGCGGCTAAGAAGGCCGCTTCGGATGCGGCGGCAGCGCAGGCGTCCTACAAGGCATTGCAGGCTACCGTGGCTTCAAATTCTGCGGACCTAGCTGCGGCGAAGTCGAAGGCGGATCAGGCTACGAAGGATGCGGTGGCCGCGAAGGACGCCGCTTCGAGTGCCACTGCTGACGCGCTGGGGGCTCGTCGGGCTGCCGACGCCGCCTCGAGCAAGGCGTCCACCCTGGCCGGCCAGGTGACGGTGTCGCCGTCCGCGCCGGTCTCAGCTGATGGGGCGGGGAAGCCGAAAGGTGCTGTGTGGTTTGTTCAGAACGGCCAGGGTGTTCTCACCTCCCAGTACACGTGGGACGGCACGAAATGGTCGCTCATGCCCGTGGATGGCTCCGTCATCAAAGACGCGACGATCACGTCCGCGAAGATCGGGAACGCGGCTATCGGGTCTGCTCAGATCGCTGACGCGGCGATCACGGACGCGAAGATCGGCGGCCTGTCGGTCAGCAAGCTCATGGTTACGGGAGGGGCGAAGATTCCCCGGGCCGTGATCGACCAGTTGGCGTCCGATGAGGCGTTCATCGGGAAGTTGTCCGCCAACAGTGTAACGATCGACCCGGAGAACATGCTGCGCGACCCTGGGTTTGCTGGGTCTCCGTCGGGGGTGTGGTCGCCTGTCGCTCCGACCGGCGGGTCTGTAGCGTTCGTGTCGGACATTAAGGGCGCCCCTGGCGGCCGGTCGACTGGGGCCCGGCTGGTCGGCGGCGCCGCATCAGAGGCGCAGCTGAACCAATCGTTCAAGGTCCCTGCCGGGAAGGCGTGGGTCCTGCGGCTCACGTACCGGTACCTGCAGGGCTCCGCCGGCGGCCTGCAGTTGAAGGTTGGCGGCGCGGCCCTGCCGGCGTTCCCCCATAAGGATGACGGCTGGCATACGGAGGATGTGGACTGGTCTCCGCCCAGCTCGGTGGCTGGCGGCGTCTGTCAGGTGTGCGCAGGGGAGGGGGTCCGGGCGGAGGTTGTCGCGATCGTCATGTGCCAGAAGGTTGGGGCGACGATGCTTGCCCCGGGTAGTGTGACGTCGGACGCGATCTATGCGAGCAAGGAGCTGTGGGCGAAGGTCAGCGCGTTCGGGTCTGTGACCACGGAGATGCTAACGGCCGGGAAGGCGACCATCACTGGCGATGCGGTGGTCGGCAACCTGAAAGGCAATAACATTTTCGGGTCCAAGATCGTCGGGTCGTCTTTGTATGCGTACTCCGAGTCTGCCGAGTCGCTCAACAGGAAGGGCTTGCCATACAAGGCAGTTGATGCGGACGAGGGCGACTGGAATTCTCAGGCGGTCCCCATGACGCGGGTGTGGGCGAACCGGTATGGCGCCAGCGACAGCGACGGCGTGTGCACGATCACGTCCGCGTCGGATACGGAGATGACCGGCAAGTACACGTCGCGCTTGGATTTCACGTACAACGCCTGCTGGGAAACCTACGTGGACCTCCCGGCCGGCGATGTGTTCGATGCGACCCTGGACTTCTGGGCCGCCGACACCAGCGGGACGTCCGAGATGGAGATCGTCTTGCTGCGTGACGGCATTGAGTTGTCTCGCAACCGCACCCTGGACGGCTGGCAGACGATCAGTATCGCCAACTGGAAGAAGGGCGATGCGGGGACGCGGCGCTACTACTTGCGCATTTTCCCGTTGTACTCGCCGACGAACATTTCGTTCAAGAACCTGAAGCTCTGGTATCGGACGGCGTATGACACTTCGTCGATCCGTCTGAAGGGTAACTCCCTGCTGTTCCGCCAGTCGGCCCCCGACGACAAGGGAGTCAACAGTTGGTTCCGTTTCACTAACGGGCAGATGTACGCGGCCGGCACTAACCAACTGGAGTATCAGCGTCCGCTTAAGTCGCTGGTCATGCCGCCGCACTTCATTGGGACAACGAACCAGCAGCGCATACTGCAGCGGAACTACTGGGAGTGGTGGCCCGGGAAACTCCAAAACGATACGGAATGGTTTGAGTATGATGCCCAAGATTTCCGCATTGGGAAGAACAATATACCGCAGGCGGTGTATAGCGGTCTGTACTGGGTCACTATCCAGGTGACGGCATCTAGTCACTATTCCTCACTCTGGACGACGCTGCTTGTGGAGCTGAACCCGGCGGGCAACTGGGATTTGGCCGTCGGAAACTCCGTCGCGCTAGAGCCGGGCGTGAAGGGCGTGAAGGTGTCGGCCGCGGGGCTCATGCAGCTGCGCACGAACGTGCGCCTGTACTGGCACTTCGCGATCCGGACTCCCGACATGGGATCGGAGAACGGATGGCTTGAACTCAACAATATGCGCTTGTCGGCGATGTACATTTCGAACTGAAAGGACCAGGAGATGGAGAACACTAGATGGGATGGGGCGGTTGTGCCGACCGTGTACTCGGACCTGCTCGGCGCGTGGGGCCGCTTCAGCGACAGTGTGGGCACGTTCGTCCGTGTTGCGTCCATGCAGGAGGCGAGGGCTCGCCTCGCGCAGGCGCCTGCTGGCGTGGTGACATCCGCGTCGCCGGCGATGTTTTTGATCGGTGGGGTGCTGTACTCGGCGGACGGCTCTAAGACTGGCGGCGCCTACAACATTGTGCCCGTGTCCGGCTACTCGGGCGTGCTCGTCGACCACTGGGACAAGTCGGACGGCCGCGGCAGGCCGACCTCCGATCACACGACGCGCCGTTGGGGGCAGTCGACGTTCCAGCTGCCCGTCCGTTCCCTCCTCGAGTTCAGCTTGGACGTGTGCGTGTCGATCGTGCACTCCGATTTCGGCTCGGAGGACGAGAAGAACAAGGCCAGCGGCAGCTACTACTTCGGCTTCCTGCTGGACAACGTCAACCAATGGCAGACGGAGTTGCAGTACAACCGGACTTTCATGACGCACCACTTGTCTTGGAAAATGGAGGCCGATGCGGGGGTGCACACTGCCGCGTACACGACGACCGGCTCGTATGGCACGGACCCGTACTGGCACTTTGATGGTGGCGTCTACCCGGGGACGAGGTTTCGCGTGTTCTCGCTCGGCGCCACCGACTGACGGCCGGTCCGTTACCTGCCCTCCCTATGAAACAATCGGGGGGGGCAGGTTTCGTCGCTACTTGGAGGGGTCATGGCTACACTGGAACCATCGGAGAGCCGCCGCGCGCGCACCGAGGCGCTGCGAGGCAGCGTGCAGATTTCCGCATATGGGGCGCCGGACGGCGCCAGGTGGGCGGTGCAGGCAGCTGCGCTGGGCGGCACGCACATGCGACTGACGAACATCTTCGAGGAGTCGACCGCCCAAGCGGCCGCCAACGTCGGGGACAAGCTCGGCGAAATGGATAACAAGGTGCGGGCCGCCGTGGACGCCGGCTTCCGCATCGTCATCGACTTCTCCTACTACCGGAACCTACTGATCAAAGAGAAGACGAACCCGTACTTCCTGGAGTGGCCGGCCTGGCTGTCACCGATGGCGCAGATCCTCGGGCGGAAGTTCCCGGGCGCCGACTATGACTACGCCCACGCCCCTGAGGTGTCCGCCGTAGCGCTGTCGGGAGAGCCTGACATTCTGTGGGGTGACAACAACCCGGTCCAGCAGGCGAAGTCTCCGGGCCAGTATTTGTGGTCACTCCGGCAGCAGGCGATCGCGGTCCGGAAGCTGGACTATGACGGGCCGATCACGGCGGGCGGCTTCAATCACCTGAACTCCGACGGCCCTGACCGTGGCGCATATGGCGACGCGGTAGACCGGCTCGCCGCCGTGCCATGGGTGGACGCGCTGACGTTCCATGGGTACGACGAGCCGGCGAAGCTGAAGCCTGGTATCTCCAGGTTCGTGGATGTCGCCCAGTCCGGCGGGAAGCTCGCACTCATGGAGGAGTGCGGGTTCAACTCGGACAACACAAGCGACGCCGCTAGGGCCGGGCGGTTCCGCGCGCTAGTACCGTGTATCGCAGCGTCCGGCGTGACCGGCCTGGGTCTGTGGAATGTGGGTGACTACAACGGCTTTGACGTGCGCGCCACCCACCCGGAGGCGATGAAGGCGTGGAATGAGGTTGTTGCCGCAATGCCAGTACTGGGCCGCGGCGGGGCGGCCACCCCGGCGGCCGGGGGTTCAGCGCCCGCACCGACGCAGTGGGCGACGTTCTCAGGCGATGCCACGCCCGGCGACACGTTCATCGCCGCCCTCGAGGGGAACGCTCTGTGCGTGGGGCCTCGCGCGGAGTGGGGGACAGTGACGGTCCCCGCGGTCGGGCAGAAGCGGCTGGCTACAATCCCGCCGGCGCTGCTCGGCGACCGGAAGCCTCAGCGCACCTGCTATCCGCTGCTGAAGGCCGACGGCACGTCGGATGGGTCCACGGTCGAGGTGTGGCCTAACAAGACTGTGATCGCGAATGTTGTGTCTGGCGGCGGCGGGAAGCGTATCTGCCCGATGATGTACGCCCCGTTGGCGTGAGCGTCGCGACTCCGACGGAGTGAGACACTTGGCCCATGCACGAGATTTCTTTTCCTCCGCTCCCTGCGGAGCTGATCGGCGCCGCCCTGGCCGGTGTCGCCTCGTGGGTGGGGTGGTTGTTTGCGAGGGCGGACAGGACTGCGGACCGGCGCGTTGAGGCGCTGGAGGCGGTTACGAAGGCGCTGACTCGCAGGGTGCGGACCTTGGAGGAGGGGCGTGAAAAAGCGGAGGCGGCGCGCGACCTCGCTGAGGAGGAGGCGCACCGTCTCCGCATCCGCGCGTTCCGGCTGGAGGAGTATGCGGCGGCTTTGCTTAGGTGGGGCGTCGGGTTGGTGGCGATGATGGCGCCGGCCGACAGGCCCCCCAGGCCGCCGTCACCGCCAGCCGACCTCGATGATGTGGGCGATCTGGGTGGCGGCGGCATGGCGGCTGCCCCCTTTCCAGTGGACGCCTCCGCCTGCCACGTACCAGGTGACGCCTCGTCGGGTGAGGGTCACTCGGGTTCCTGACGGTCGCCGACCCCTGCGGATGACAGCCTCGCGGGGGCCGGTCGCCACCTTCAGTTGGGCGCGGTCGAGGCCGCACGCGTCAATGATGGTGAGGGCTTCGCTGACAACTCCGGCGGGCGTCATGTCAGTTCACCCCCATCCACGTCCAGAAACCCCAGATGGCGAGGACGGAGCCGAGGGTGGAGAGGCCGGCGGCGAGTCCGGCGATGGCGTAGGCGATGCCGGCGAAGATGAGCTCTCCGGCGCGGTTGAGGCGGCGGTCGAGGGGGGTGTCGCGGGGGGCGGCGTGACGCATGTTGACGGTCCCTTTCAGTTGGTGCGGACGATGACTATGGAACCGGCCCCGGCGGTGGCGTAGGAGCTCTTCTGGGCGCCTGCGAGGCCGCCTCGGAGAGTGAGGGTGCGATAGGCGGGGCGCCCGGGGGTTGGGGTGTTGGACTCGACCCGCCAAGAGGCCCCCTCGCGGATGATGAGACTGCCTACGGAAACGTCTTCGATTGGGGTCGGCTTGGTTGGCTGGTGGGGGTACATCATTTCAGTGTTCCTTTCCGGGGGTGTGTAAGGCTGTTCGATAGCCTGTCATGGGACGTCTTGAGCGGTTGTCCGGACCGAGTCGTTGAGGGCGTTGTAGATGCTTTCAAGGGTGTCTGTGGGGCCGTACGGGACGTGGACCGGCTGTCCGCCGCGAGGGTGGACGGTGACCTGCCCGTCCTCGACGGAGACTTTGGTGCCGGCGGGAAGGGCGGCGTCAGCGATGACGTTCCAGGCGGCGATCCGGGCGATGGTTGCGGCGTCCATAGGGGCTCCTTCGTGGGTTGTCGAGGCCGGCCGGCCGATGGTCAGAGCGCGTTGAGGGCGTCCGCGTCGAGGCGGCCCATGACGATCAGCCAGTCGCAGAGGTCGTCGTGAAGGTCGCTGCGGGGGGAGCCGTCATAGGGGAGGCCCCACTGGTCAACGTCCTGGAAAACCTTCTGGTCGTCGAGGGTGAGGGTCCACCGGGTGAGAGGGTTGCCGGCCGCGTCGGTGCGGGGGGTGGCGCCCAGGTGGGCGGCCTGCTGGGGGGGGTGGGGCTTGGCGGTCATGTCCGTTTCCTTTCTGATCGGCTGACTGATCGGACGTAAGTAATGCTTCCACTGCGCTCGGCTGCCGTCAACCCGCCCGGCAGTGGTCCCGCCCACACGCGCGCCGGGTTGTTGGAATGGCAGGAAAAAGCCCAGCCCCCTCGACCAACACGGCATTCGAGGGGGCTGGGCTGTGGGACGTCGCGGGGCCGCACTCCAAGAATACGGCAGTCCGGGCGGCCGGCCGCAGTGCATGGCCGTCGCGATTGTCAGGACCAGAGGCGCCAGTCGGACGACGTGCCGGCCCCCAGTTCGAACGTCAGTAGCGCCGGCTTGGAGGACTCCCCGCTGGCGTTCTGGAACCAGCTGCTCCCCGGGTCGACGGTCGGAGCGCAGATGATCTGTCGGCTGTCCCCGACGGTCTGCACGGAGAACGAATGCCAGTGACCGTGCAGCAGTACGCGGGCGTCCTGCATGCCAGCGACGCAGCCGAATGCCTGCCCGCGAAACCAATCGGCGACCCGGCTCTTCGAGCCGGCGGCATGCCCGTGGGTGACGCCCATGACCGTGCCGTCCTGTGCGCGTATGGTCAGAGACTCGAGGTGCGGCGCGGGGGCCACGAACCCCACGCCCTCGTAGCCGGGGCGCCCTTCCACGGCCATCTGAATGTTCGATTGGATCAGGAGTCCGTAGTCGTCTGCGGCGATGTTCGCGCGATTGCTCCGTCCGATCCCCGTGCGGACCTGGCAGTGGTTGGATGGCACCGCGACATAGGTGGTCGCCGGGCAGGCCTGGGCGAGTTGCCGGACACAGTCCGCGAGAACCGCCTGGGCGGTGCGGATCTGCTCGACGAGGCCCATGTCGCAGGTCTGTGCCTGACTGACCGTGTTCGTGAAGTTCTCCGTACTGTCGCCGCAGTCCACCATGATGACCTCGTCGTAGGTGGCGGCCTCGAGGGCGATGCGGGCGATCGCGGACCGGACCGTCTGGACGGTCTCCTTCGTGCCGCCGCGGGTGTCCGTCTTGCCGATCTGCATGTCAGAGATGACGACCACGTACGTGCCCTTCCGGGGACGGTCCGCGGCCGGTGTCGGCTTTTCGGTGAACAGGGGGGCGATGTCGTCGTAGGCGAGGCGCTTTGCTTCTGCTCGCTCGGCTGCGCCGGGGCGCCAGGTGATCTTCTCGTATGAGCCGTCGGCCAAGCGGACCGTCTTCCCGCGGGCGGTGACTGCCTCGGTGGGGACCCCGAAGTATGCGTCCGTGCCCAGCTGATGCTGTTTGGAGCGGCGCTTCAGGGCCTTCCTGTGGCGGCGGACGGCGGCCTCGCTGGTGCCGTGCTCGTCGGCGATGGCTTGGTTGGTGCGCCGCTGGTGCTGGGGGAGGGCGTCGTTTGCGATGATGGCTTCGTCGAGGGGGGACATGTCATTCTCCTGCCTTGTAGTTGTTGACCCACTGGCGGAGGCGGAACATGTTGAATCCACTCCACGAGTCGTAGACGCGTCCGGTGTCCCGGTCGGCGACGTAGCAGACGGGGGCGCTTGTGTAGCCGTGTTCGTTGGCGAGACTCTGGGCGGTCTTGTCGCCCTTGAAGCGAGTCTCAATGTAGGGGGTGCTGTTCTTGGTGAGGTACCGCTTGGAGGAGCGGCACTGCTGGCAGCCGGGCTGGCCGGCAATGTAGATCTCGTATGAAGCCATGACTTGTTTCTCCTTGCTTATGAGGGAGGGGGTTGAGGG